TGAGAACATGGCGGCTTTCAGGCCACCCATTCCTTTCACGACCGGCGGGACCGCCCCGAGCACAGCCAAGTGTCGGAGGTACTTTTTACCGCTCCCGGCAAAGTTCTTGTAAATGGCGGCGCTGACATTCTCGTAGAGGCCTTGCATAATCCAGTCTTTGAGTTCAGATACAATTTCGCCGTCCGCAAACAAGCTCATACCCTTGCGATAAATTTTCTTGATCCAACCGAGCGCGGGCTTGGAATCGTCCTCGACATGGCCGAGTGTAATAGGCGCTTTGTGCTTGTCAGCAGAGTATTCAGCGGCTATCTCATCCAGGTCGGTTTCCGAAAACGTGCCCAGCTCCCCGTAGTTTCCCGTCCGGAAAATTTCGAGTGATGTAATTGCTTCCATGCCCCCATTATGTAATTGAGAGCCAATCTGTCAATAATTTTGTTTAATAAAAGCGAAATATTTTTGACACGTCTCATCCGGCAGCATCAACAGATGAATCGCATCATGCCGCAAAATGAAGCGGGAAGTGTTCTTTTTGAAAGTGGGGATCTCGTACTTTTTGATCAATCGCATGATCGTTGCGGGGCCGCAGCCCATAATATCGGCAAGCAGATAGATCGGATATTCCTGCATCGGGAAGACTTTGGCGAGGTTCATCATAACGCCCTTAGCCAGGGATGCTTTTCAAGGTTTGCCTTATAGCGCATTGAACCCTTAAACTCTGCTACCGTTATACCCATTTCGTCCAATTCCTTGCGCATCTCTTGAACGTTCACAGCCTCATATATCCACGCCGTCTTCAGCCAGTCGGCATTCTCTTGATCTTGGTCTGGGCTCCACATATTATTACCAGCTCCCAGTTATTTCTTCAGCCAAAGTAAATTTACCAGATAGTTTATTCGCACAAATAACGATTTCCCTCTCATGGATTGTCCCCAGACCATTCCCACCATACGAAAATATATCTTTTACTGGCACATTCACCTCCATTACGACGCCTACCGTTCTTCGTTTCCTACTGCTATTCCCCGCAAATCGTTCTGCTGTAACTATTTCCGTTGTGAACGATGATAACGGCTGCATAGGCATTTCAGCCTTAAATGTATATTTTGCTGATAAACTTGATCCCTGTGAAGCGGAAGCCATAAACTCTTTTTTTAATCCCGACTCCCACACCCTTTTAAAATCACTATGCTTCAAGGCTTCATCAAGGGGGATTTCCATTCCACGAACTACCTTGACATATTCAACACCCATACCCTTTAACTTTGCTTGGGTATTGGCATAAATTGCATCAGCGACAAGTTTGTCTCCGGCCTGCATATGAAGCGTACCATAATTTATTGCTGGATCATATCCGCCCTTTAAACCGAACTTTTCAGCAACATATCTCTGTAATCTAATCATAGTTATATTTTCATCACAACTTGTCAACCCCCATTTATCTAGCATTTCCTTAGCGATCTTTTCACTTACACCGTATTGCTCCTTTAGGTATTTTGCCTGAGCTGCATAGTCAGGGTTATTCTTTTGGTTTAACTTGCCCTTGGCTATTTCCTTATCCATCATTTCATTGCCCTTTTTAGCAATCTTCTCAACATTAATTGGCTTGGCTTTCGACTTGGGCGCTTGGGCTATTGGCTTGCCCTGTAATGCTTTGTTGTAATTCGCCAGCGTCGGCAGCCCGGCAAAGTCAGGATCGGCAATTGCACCCTTGGGTAGTTTTTTTGCAAACTTTATCCCGTTTGCCTCAGCGTATGCCTTGGTTATCGGGATCACGGTACACCGGCATTGGTAACCATTCGGCGGCATCCAGGTATTCCATATCGGGTCATCCTTGGCATAGACCTTGCCGTCCATTGCAGAGTGCGCAGACCTGACCCGGTTGTCCCCAACGGTGCTATATTCATAACCCACCACGTTGTCCGCATCCTGGCAAAACTCATACTTGCCTGCAGAATACACCGACATCAGGTTGGTCCTGAATACGTTCTCCATGTGCCAGGGTGAGAGCGGCGTCCAGCCTGCCGTCTCGAATGCTACATTGACTCCCTTGCGCCACTCCCGGAATGTCTGCCCGTCCTTGAATGAGTCATCCAGGCTCTTCTTTACCAGGTCAATAGCCGACTGCCCTTCCACCCGGGCCAGCGAGAACGCCAGGGACTTGGCATAGCCGGTTATCTTTTTATAGGCCTCATAGTCAATGGCATTTTTCATCATGAATGCTTTTTCAGCGGCCGGGAACTTGGACAAAATATCAGTAATGATCTTCAGGTTGTCAGGCTCGGCAAACTTCAACAGCTTCGCCTCCCTGACCTTGCCCTCTTGGAAGGCAATCTCTTTCTGGGCCACGCCGTTGCCCACCAAATAAGCCGTGATAATGGACTGATAGTACAGAGATTCGAGCTTAGGGCTTATCCTGGAGAGGTTTTTTAGCTCACTTTCCCGGTCCAGGCGCTTCAGCTCCTTGACCCACTTGACAACCTGGAGCCGATAGAGCGGTATGGCATAGAGGGCGGCCTTGCGTATGATCTGGTCGATTATATCGTGGCCGCCTGGGATCATAATTTCCGCATCGCCTCATTATAGGCATTCGCTTCTAACTTCTGCAGCGCCTCGCTGAACGTCACCTGGGCCGTCTTGGTCAATACCTCCTCCTCACCCTCCGGCAGCGGTATGTTGAACGTCTTGGCCAACCAGACAATGGGTATCTTGTTGTAGCCGCTGGCAACCAGATTCTCAATGACCTGGGCCAGCTCAAGCAGGTTGATCTCGTCGTCCAGAACAACTTCCCACTTTGGGTATTCAGTCACTCCTGGGAAATTGTAGTCGACCAGCCAGGGGATCAGGTAGTCATTGATAACCGCTTCAATGAAAGTTATGTCAGATTTAAGAATGTCGGTCCTGACCAAGTTATGCACCTTGGCCATGGCCAGGCTGCCTGATTGCTCTGCGCTGGATGTCAGCGTTTGACCCAACATGGCAATCGACATACCCCGGTTCAGGAACTCCATGAACTTCTCGTATGAGTCCACGCTGCCGGTCCTCGTGGCTTCCAGCAAATCAACAACAAATTCCTCCGGGACCTTGACGCCGGTTGCTGATTTGATGTTTGCCATGAATGCGTCAATCGCCGCCACGTCCTCAGCCTTAGCATTCTTGGGCATCTTAACTTTGACCACCGGGCTGGCGAACCGCTCAGTAAATATGGCCCAGAACTTCGTCGAATGCTTCTTGAAATACCAGTACCAATATATTTTCTGATAGACCGCTTGGCCATACTTGTTCCCGTACTCACTCATAAAGGCAAATTCCAAGAACTTTTTTTCAGGTAGATATATCCCGTTCAAATTATCCTTTGTAATCAACTTCAGCTTGTATTCCGGATCATAGGTGAACTTGTCCTGGTAGCGTGGCTTCAAGTCCTCAATGATGATCTTGCCAGTGATAGGATCGTAGGCCCAAACGATCTCAGTTATTGAATACCCGCAGGGGATAGCCGAAAGCATCTGATAGAGGATCCAGGAAAAGCTCTTGATCTTGGAGAATACCAATTGTACAAACTCCTCAACCTTGGGATCTCCCCCAGTGATATGCCGCGTCAACCCGGTCACGGCAATCTTGCGGGTCATGGTCAGGCCGTACAGGTACGGATCAGCGTTCTCCATAAGCCGGGCCGTTTCAACAAGCGTCTTGCTCTCGTTATCGAAAAAGTCATTCGGGTTATCCGCCGCCTGATTGCCCATGTAATAATCCAGCGCTTCACCCGTTGCACCCTGTATTGTGCCGAAGGTAGGCCCGGCCTTTACTTCAGCCTCCGCGAATAATCGCTTGAACCAATTTTGCTTAGACATTACTACCTCTCAAAACTTAGATTTGCCAAATATCGAATCATGGGTTGACCCGGCGGAAGTGTATGCCTTGCCGCCCGCAACCGAATAGAAGCAAAGCGCCAGGGCATCCGCTTTGTCAGGACTGCGGACAATCAAGCCGGAGCGCTTCATGTCCAGCCGCAAGTCCTCTTTGCTGTTTATCATCAACCGGCCACTGACCTTGTGGATTTTGTACTTACGCAGGGATAGTTCGCCAAGCAGTTCGTCATCGTCGGGGATCTTGCCCAGCTTCAACACTTCCTGCAAATTGAAGTACATCTCCGTCCCGGCATTCTCGTACTTTTCCTTGTCAACCGCTGTCTGGTTATTATCGATGCCGATGATCATAGTCGATAGGTGTTCCCGCTGTACTGACTTGACCAGATTATCGACAACTCCTGATCCCATGCCCGTCTGGTCTATTTTGAACGACTCAGGCTTCCACTGTCTGATCAGGTTCATGCAGATCGCTTCCAGCGTGGATAAATCGGACATGAATATTTCCTTATGGTCTACAACCTCATATCCCTTGCGAATGTAAATCTCTGCCCTGTCGTTGCCATACCTGGCCACATCGCAACCGCCCTCAATTACTCCACTTGGCGCGTTCTCTCTGACCATCGCCTCCCGTACCAGGTCGATGTCAAGCACTGAGTCATCCTCGCCCCTGGGAAACTGGCCCAGGACGCGCACCCGGTAGATGTTGGATTTAGGGCCGAACAACCGGGCAATCCTTTCGGGGTACTTTGGATCGGCATACTTGCTATCAAAACAGGAGATGGTTGATCCGCGCCAGTCGGCCGCATTTGAACTGAAGGCATCGTAGAAATAGCCTGATATCTTGGTAGGGTTACCAATCATGATAGCCTTGCTGCCGACAGTGGTAAGGGCGCCCTCAATAACCGGCCAGCTGCTTTCCTTGATCCCCGGCGCTTCGTCTATGAGGTAGAGCAGATGCTTGGCATGGAAGCCTGACAGTGAATCGGCATTGCTTGAGGGGATGGCCGGGGCGAACCAGGTCGACTCATATCCACGGACGCTTATCCTTGTCGCCGTCCACTTGAAAAAGCCTTTTAGCAAGTCATTGTTTGCCATCCACCGAGCGGCCTCAGTCCAGAGGATATCGAATAATTGATGCTGGGTAGGGGCCGTACAAGGCACAATGGAATTGGTATAGCAAAACAGTTGATGAAATAGGGCAATGACAATCAACACGGTCTTGCCGACCCCATGGCCAGCCTTGACCGCTATGCGCCCAGTCTCCTGATAATTGAGCAGAGCTTCCCGCTGGGCTGGCTCCGGGGTGATACGCATGATCTGAGTGGCGAACAGCGGAATATCATTCCTGTACTTTGCCCGCTTCTCCAGTATCTTGCGCTCATCAATCATCTCGCCTCATAAGTAAATAATTTTTAGCTCGTCAGCATTCATCAACTCACAATCCGGCGGAACTGGTATTGTTATCTTTGCAGGTTTAGGTCTTTGTTTCACTGTATCTAATGTAACTGAATATTCCATATCCATGCCATCTGTCCGTTGCAATACCATTGAAAAGCTCGGACCGGCATGGACAATGAAATTCTGTATAACCTTCAAAGTATCCTTAATCCCGGCGCTATAATCGGCAGTTCTTTTTTTCATCTTCTCCTCATCAGTCATCTTTTTGGAAAAGCTCGGCAAGGTTGATGGTCATGTTTAGATCAACCTTATCTTTCAAAAAGCCCAGGTGCTTACCTATCATCTCCCCGGCCTTCAACTTGTCATGCAACTTGAACTTGAATTTGGAATATATAAGCGAATCCTTACCAGCAGCATCCTCTTTGATTGTCCTGTTTTCCTCTATAGTGCTTATAACTCGGCTTGCGCCAACACCCATTTCATCATATCCCTTGGCCCTAGCTTCCCCGGTATCGGGATCAATGTCAACATAATTCTGCATGTCGGCAAAAAAGACCAATGACAATTCATTGAGCCAGCGCTCCAATGTGAGATTAAGCTTTTCGGCAACTGACTTTTGAGCCTCTAAAATAATGGCTGCGACCTTACTATTCCTTACTAATTCACAACCAGTTACCTCTGCCCTACTTTTACTATACCCAGCCCTGATTGCCGCCTGGGTAGCATTTAAATCAATTAAGTATTCCTGGACAAAGCGGGTCTGCTTTGGATTAAGCTTTTTCATCATACCCTCGCACCGGCATATACCGGGCGATGTACTTTTTGTCTATCTGTTTTTCACTGTACTGTAGAAATGCGGCCTGGGCTTTAAGCCAGGCGATTATTTGCTTCAGCATTTTTGGAGAGGTGTTATTTATCATCAGCGTGGCGGCTACGAAGTCGGGTTTCAATTGATTGCCCATAGTGCACCTATCCCAAAATGCGGGTGACCATCAACACCCATGAGTAGGCCCGGGCCGATCTTGATATTTCCGAACAGCTTCAACAGCCAGCTCTTTTTCAAAATACTTGCCGTGTTTGCGATACTTATGTCCAGTAACTTTTGACACTCCTCGAGTTTTCCCTCCAATGCCCCGATATGCTCCAGGCGGACATTATCCCGGACATGAAGTTCGCCAATTTCGCCCTTGAGCGCCAATATTAAGCTACTTTGAGCGGACACTTTGTCGGACATTTTCAGGGCTTCAAATTCCAAAGTGTCATACCTAGATTGCAACTCGCCTTTTTGGTTTCGGATTGCCTTAATATCAGCGGAGCTTTTTACCTGGATGTTGTCAACCTTGGATTCAGCAACTTCTGCCCGATCCTTCCATTGATCTATAATGACTGTTGAAGTATCGCCAAGTAGTTTGAATTTTACTCGAATATATGCTGTTTCGCTTTTTGAAATGCGGAGCTTTTCAGCTAAGATAATATTTGTAATTGCTGCCTTGATCGATTTCTGCTTATAGAATAGCCCGGCCCCAACACTGATGAATAGGACAACACCCAAAATCCAGGGGAGGTATTTTTTGACTTTGAGTAGTAGTTTTTTGATCATTTTATAGCCTCGTCAATAAATCGCGAATCCCACATCTGTTTTCTTCAATCGCTAATCTGAATCTCTCTATCACTCCATCACAATATTCGCTCGGACATGAAGAAACGTGTAACGTGAGAGCCTTTGTACCACTATTGGTTCCGATACATGCCACATCAAGGCTATGCCCACATTTAGCACAACGTAAAATTATTTCAGTATCACGTCCAAATTTAAGCGGTTCTTTCATTTTGTAGCTCCCGCCAAAACAATACTCAATGCTGTTCTGGCAATCATTTCCCAATCATCAATGTCGGTTAGCTTCATTTTCCCAGAAATGATATCTGTAAAAACTGAAACGGGGATGACATGAACTTTATTGTCTAAGGTCTGCAACGTCAAATGCGGCATGTCAGGCTCTTTCGGCAATCCGGTTTTGATATCTATAATTTCACCCATGGCCGTTTCCATAAATTTTGATTATTCGACCATCGCTTAAATCAATTCGCATTGGCCCTTTGCCATGTCCACAACAGGAAGCCCGCATATTTATTCCAGCTTGTTGAAAGGCATTAACAAATGGAATAACGCACAAATCCACCTTGACCGGTTTAATTTCTTCATGACCTGTGCAACTTAAATCTTTATCGATATGAACAAATACTAGTTCTTCCTTATGGCATGGGCAATATTTAGGCCATGACAAAATGAGTTTTTTAATTTCAGACGATGGTTCGCTATTCATCATTTCACCACCTGCCTATTTTCCCAAGACTTCTCCAAGACATTCCACTTCGAATAAACCTTACCATCCTTTGTTTTGAAATAGACTGAATGTTGCAACCCGCACTTACAGCAAATATGTGTCTCTCGCTTTTCCCAAGGATACCAAATGCCTGAAATTACATCAGTGGTCTTGTCAGGGCGCAGTTTGCTCATTTGTATTAATTATGCACTGTGAAAAGCGTTCTGTCAACTTTTGCTTTAATCTGATCCACCCTGAGACGCCAAATCGCATAAGCCAACCGGCTGTCAACTTCATCCCCGAACGGGTACAGCAATAGAAAGTCGTCATCGGGCCTGCAGTTCTGCAGCACCTGGTCGGCTATCGTTTCGTAGTACCGTACCGATCTAGGCTCACCCCGGCGGATGGTGCTTTCAAATGTATGGGTTACTTTTTGGGTCATGTCAACACCAATTCGTAGTGCCAGGGATCTTTCAACTTTTGATCAAGCGTCTGCAGGTTCCCATTCCAATCTGCCCCGCATCTGATATTCAACCCCTGCTCTTCGGCCAGGGCCATTCCATACCCGGCGATTATGTACAATCGCCCTGTGTCTTTTCCCCGGTCATAGGGATGTGGACTGAGGTCAACGGCCAAGGACTGCGGGATCATTATGTCCATTCCGTCCTTTTTGAATTCCGTCATGTGATTGTGCTTCGAATCCGGCCAGTCAACTTTAGAAAACCCATTGACAAATGCCCGGTGCTGTTCTGCCTGTCCCCGCCATCCACAAATAATCAGCCAATCTTTGTGCCTCGGGGTCAGTCTGCCGCACAGGTCATAGATGAAATTGGCAAGGTCGGGATGTACTTGTAAAAGACGGTCCTCTGAATAAATCATGATTTCCTCCAAGTTCTTTTATTTCCAACTACAACCATTCTTGAACCGGCATGTGAATCGCTCATTTTCTTTCTTGTTTCCTTCGACATCTTTTTACCAAAACACCAATGTTTATTACCAGACTTACCAAGACTCAATTTCTTTTTTACTCCATCAGGTAAGGGCTTACCATAATTATGATTGTTTATCCCACTCATTTTTTTTATTGTCTCAATAGAAAGTTTCCTACCCTTAAGGATGACACTTAATTTTTTTTTTGTTTCTTTAGAATGATGCTTGCCAGTATTTGCAATACTTATTTTTTTTCTTGTCTCCATTGATACGACACGCCCACTATTTGCTTTACATCCCGATACCCCTTCACCACCATCCGTAAGGTTATATCCGTTAGGAGTTTTGGCATTGAAAGTTTTAATATAATGTTTTTCAAGATCGGATAATTGTTCTTCAAACAAACATTGATCTATCACTTCCCATTTGAAATTTCCAGGACCATATTTTCTAATAGCTCTATGAAAGATACGGCGACTGCCATTTCTCGCTTCAAATAAATGAGAAAATTTTCTTTTGTTAAATCGTTTAGTAGTTTTCCCGATATAAATTTTTCCATTAATCAAATTCGTTGCTTTGTAAATTACCCCACCCTTCATATCGCACCTATAAAAAACGGCCCCAGTTGCGGCGGGAAAATACCTTGCTCCCGAATGGGAATAAGATAGACCCCTGGGGCCGTCGTTAGTTTCTGTCAGTTCTTTCAAAGTATTTACCCGTCCGCATATAATTATTATGCGCTTTAAAATTCATCTTGTCAATCCAATATCGAAGTACTTTGAATT